TCGTAAATCTAAGCAACAAGCTAATAGTGAACGAACCAAAATATTAAATCTTTGGGCAAAAGACATATTAGCTAACGGTGGGTATATTGATCCGTTTACAGGTAAGCGGCGCTCATTTACTCCAAATGATTTTGGTTATTCTAGCGCATTTAATTCTGTTATAGGCAGAGTATTATACGGGGATAATACTCCAAAACGTCTATCTAGTTATCTTAATAAAATAGGTCGTCCTATTCAACCGGTGGGAGGTGATATTCCAATAACTCCATTAGCTACAAAATCTATTGTAGAGCTAGATACAAAACCAATTAGTGCGTTGAATACAGCGCCAATTAGTGCGTTGAATACAGCACCAATTAAAAAAATAGAAGCTCCCACACCTTCATTTTTAACACTAAATGATTTGCAAAAACAGAATTATGTTACAAATACTGATTTTACTAACGCATTGAATTCACAGAATAATGTTATTTTAGGAAATCAAACTGTTCCGTCTAGTCAGAATACGCAATTATTAAATAATTTAACAAATACAAATCAACAGTTAGGTACATCTATTTCATCGGGAATGCAATCTCAAAATAAGAACCTAGCTACTAATACTAATGCAGGACTTATGAATTCATTTAAAAATTTTCAAATTCCTACTGCTCAACAAAACGGTGTAAACTTAGGTAACTATAATGACAATCGAAATACTGCTGCCGATACTTGGTGGTCAAATTACATCGCTACTCGGAGATAATTAAATGGCAACAATAGAAGAAATAGCAGCGGGGTTGCGGTCTGGAACACCTGTACAAAAACCAACTACGGCAACGCAAACTTTTGATCCGAAGTATATTGATTCATACGGTGGATTAGTTAGCGGTACAACCAATCCTAATTTAGCGGCTAATTTGAATAAATATGGAACAGTTACCGATGCGTATGGCAATCCTATATTTGATCAAAATACACTTAGTAGTTACTATTCCGACCCATCTACGCTTGATAAGTCAACTAAAGCCATATCGAATGTTGCTGGTAAAGCTATTCAAACTACTCTCGGTACTTGGGCAGATGAAGTGCTTCAAAAAGATACTCTTGATCCTATAACAGGACAACCTATCAATTGGAATAATGTAGGCGGAACATCTGGTAAGCAATATCAAGCCGCTAAAACTGCATTGATAAATAATCCTGCAAACAATGCGCGATGGTCTAGTCAAAAAACCCAAGCTCAAACTATTGCACAAAAAGCAATTGATGATGCCAAGACTGCTCAAGATTTACAAATCGCTAAAGATGCTAAAGATGCTAAAGCAACTGCTGATGCGGAAGCGGCAGCCGCTACTGAAAAGACAGCTCAAGAAAAAGCCGCTACAGAACAAGCCGCTGCTGATGTTAAAACTGCACAACAATGGACAGATGTTAAAAAACCTTTAGATACTTCCACATTAGGTGGAGGATTTGATGTAACTGGAAAACCTATCCAAGTAGTAGCACCTATTACCCAAGGGATGATTGATACCGCAAAACAAGGTGTTAACACTGTTACTAGTGATATCACCAAAATGACTGATGCGGCTAAAATAGCTGAAGTCAATGTGACACCCGATTCAATGGTATCCAATCAGTTATCGGGATTACTTGCTAAGAACAATCCTTATATCCAACAAGCTGTTAATGCGGCTAATCTGCAAGCATCGCGTAGAGGTATGCTTAATACAGGCGCTGCTGCTGGATTTGCTCAAGACGCAGCGATTAAAGCCGCACTGCCAATTGCTCAAGGTGATGCACAAACTATTGCAAGAGCCAATGAAGCTAATGCACTGGCGGCTAATAATTTGCAAAATAATGTATTGAATTTAAAAGCCAATGGTTTGATGGCAGATGCTAAAGAAATAAATGCGTTAAGCACTGTGTACCAACAGGCACAATTAAATGATTTATTAAATGGTGCAAATGAAACTCGTAAATTAAATGAACTAGTCACACAAGGCAATATTACTGCTTATAATCAAGTTAGTAAAGGATTGATTGATACACTAATTAATGATAAATCTGCACAAGCGGCTCAATCATTAGCTATTTTAAATAGCACTCTTGAAAGGAATAATAAACAGTTTCAAGCAGATTTAGATTTTACAATTAAACAAGCTGAGTTTACTCAAAAAGATAGAGAAGCATTGCAAGGGTATATTAACAATCGAACTACTTCACTTGAAGCGTTTAGACTTAAAGTTCAAACTACGCCAGATATTAAGGCAGAGGGCAAAGCGGCATTAATTAATAATGAAGAATCAAAAGCACTTGAAAACATTAAAAATTATGCAAATGGTATGGGAATGTATGTAAATTTAACTGAATCTTCAGCAGGTATTACTGCAAGTAAACTAGTTGCACCACCTAGTTCAAATACAGAAACCACTACTAAGGATGCTGCTAAAATTACTAACGATAGATTTACTTCATTTAATGCAGGTGGTTAATTATGAGTCCTCAAACAACTGAACAATTACGTCAATACGTTAATCAATCTAAAGCAAGTCATGCACAATCTGCATTAGGTCGATTTGAACAAGAATTACAAGCAAGAGATACTTCTCAAAGAGGAATGCTTAATCCTTCTTTTTTTGAAAATAGAACTCAAATGAGCGCTAAGGATTCTACTTATTTTGCAACACCTCAAGCACCTGCTCCAGAGGGCGGTGGCATGAGCGTAATGTGTACCTTAATGCGCGAATATGGTTATCTTGAAAATGATGTATTTGATGCTGATACTTTATTTGGACATTTGATTGCAGATACTCATCCAGAAATCCTTATCGGCTATCATGCGTGGGCAAAACCGCTAACTGAATTCTTGCGCAATAATGCGATTTATATCCCGTTATTTGCTTACATTGTTCAAGCGTGGGCGTATGAAATGGCAGAGCAATTTGGCATTGTAAAAAATCGCAGTACATTTAAACGATTAGTTGGTAAAATAGTGATGAATATAGGTAAGCCAGTCTGCGGTTTTATCGGAACAGTAATTTCATCATCACAAGGAAACTATGAGTATCACCGGACTTAACGTACAGGCACATCACTTTATTGGCGGAGTCTATGCCAAAGAAGTGATTATTGACGATGGTTTTGAAGTTCAGCAACACGCTCATACCTATGACCACATGAGCGTTCTTGTTGAAGGATGTGCGATTGTTTGGCAAGGCGATACTCAAGAAACCTATTTTGCACCTGCTGTGATTGAAATCAAAGCAGGTATTGAGCATAGCGTTCAAGCGGTTAATGGTCGCGTAGTTTGGCTATGTATTCATGCCACAGATAGCTGTGATGCTGAAAATATAGATAACGTGTTGATTGGTAAACCTAATATGGTAAATACCGGTATTCATGTTGATGTGACGAGTATTAATCAATTCATTTCCGATAACGATTATCTTTGGAATAAATTTAAATATCGCACTGAATCTTCCATGTCGCCACATAGAGAAGTGGATGATATCTGGGTTCGCTATAATGATATTAAAAAATATGATCCACAAAATCCATTGGCATTTCATGATGAACACGATAGCGTTTTCTATATTAACGATCAGAAATTTAAAGATGAAATTGCTAAGATTAACCGTGTAATTTGTGAAAAACACGATATCCATAAAACAGAATTTGGTGGCATTTTAATTACTCGTATCCCTGCCGGCAAACAAGTTTATCGCCATAACGATGCGCATAGCTGGCATGCAGAATACTATAAAGATAAATATTTAATCCCTTTAGAATCCAATGATAAACAATCTTTTAACTACGAAGGACAATCTATTATTACTCCTGTGGGCGATATATTTAGTTTTAATAACCTCGTTGACCATTGGGTGTTAAATGATTCGGATTCACCACGGGTTAGTTTAATAATTTGTATGCGCCATAACGCATAATTACGCTACACATAACGTCGAGATGACGTAAGGACATAAGATGAGTACCTTTAACCCACCGGCTGATATTGCTCAGATTACACTGGCGAAATCCTCAGACGTTAACGCTGTTAAGGCGGCTACTGCAATTGCGTTTGGATTGCTTCCAAGTGAAACCAAACTTCAACGTGGCACAGTCAATTTCGCTGTAGACACCGGTACAGCGAATACCTATGTGGTAGCACTAGACAGTTCCATAACAAGTTACACCGATGGTCTACAAGTCGTATTCAGACCTCTTAATGACAATACGGGCAGTGCCACTATCAATTTAAATAGTCTTGGCGCAAAGTCCATTAGACTTACTGATAGTGAACCGATTCAAGCAGGAGATATTAGCGCTGGAGGGATAATTGAGGTTCGCTATAGTACCGCAACAGGGTTTTTCCACTTAACACCAAACTCAGCTATTTATGCTCATGATGCAGTGGTATCGGCAACAGCCGCAGCATCAAGTGCAGTGGCTTCAGCATTAAGTGCATCCGACTCATTAAGCTATAGAAATACCGCAGAAGGTTATAAAAATACAGCGGTATCTAGTGCTGCCGCAGCCGGTTCAAGTGCGGTTGCTTCAGCAGGCAGTGCATCTGACGCATTGGGTTATAGAAATTCCGCAGAAAGTTATAAAAATACCGCAGGAGATAGTGCTACCGCAGCGAGTTCGAGTGCTGTTGCTTCAGCATTAAGTGCATCCGACTCATTAAGCTATAGAAATGCCGCAGAAGGTTATAAAAATACCGCAGGGGATAGTGCTACCGCAGCCAGTTCAAGTGCAACATCCGCAGCAGCCGCTTACGACTCGTTTGATGATCGTTATTTAGGTGCAAAAACATCCGATCCAACGCTTGATAATGATGGTAATGCGCTACTTACCGGTGCGCTGTATTGGAATAGTACAAGTAATGAAATGCGGGTTTATTCTGGTAGTGCGTGGTTAACGGCATATTTACCTGCAACAGGATACTTAGCTCTATCTGGCGGCACGATGACGGGTGATATTACGTTTAATGCTGGACAAACTATTGCAGGATATTTACCAACCACTGGCGGTACAATGACGGGTGATATTGTCTTTGCATCTGGTCAAGTATTTTTAAATTGGATATACAAAAACGCAACCTACAATCCGGCTTTAGTTGGCGATGCTATACTAGCCGATACGTCTGGTGGCGCGTTTACCATTACCCTTCCTGCTTCACCGGCTACTAATGATTATGTTGCTGTGGCAGATTATAAAGGTACATTTGCAACTAACAATCTAACGATTAACTCAAACGGTTTAAATTTAATGGGTTCAGTACAAACATTGATATTAAACGTAAATTATAGAAACGTAACTCTAGTGTACTCCGGTGCAACGCAGGGTTGGGTAATTGTTCTTTAATAATAAGGAAAAATAAATATGACTTTATCAATGGATACACTTCTTGGCGCAGGTGGCGGAACGCTTAAAACCCAAGAATTCTTAACTTCTGGCACATGGACTAAACCTGCTAAAACACAAACAGTTTATGTGTTTGTTGTTGGTGGCGGAGGAGGTGGTGGTGGTACATGGGGTAGAAATAGCACTACTTTAACTGGTGGTGCTGCGGGTGGAGGTGGCGGTGCAGAAGTAATAGAAAAATTAATAACAGTCACATCAAATATAACAATTGCAATAGGTGCTGGCGGAAATGGTGGAAACGGTGGATGGGGACTAGGTACTAACGGTTCAAACGGTTCTCCTACAATTTTATCAGGAGGGGTAACTTTGACTGCTTTAGGTGGCGGTGGCGGTGGGCAAAGTGCTCCTGCGGGAGCACCACCTTATCCAAATAGCGGTGCAAATATTGCTAATTCTGGAGGTAGAGGTGCATCTGGAGTTTTTAATGCGTGTGGCGGTGGAGGAGCAGGGATGGGAGATTCAGTTGTTCCAAAAAAACTACCTAGTATAAATTTGTACCCGATTGTAGGGATTGTATGTAAATATAATGTGGGCGGGGCATCTAGCACCACCGCAGGTGAAAATGATAATGCAATTTGGAATAATGGCGGAGCTGGGTATAAAGGATTTGCGGGAGGAGGCGGAGGTGGTGCTGGCGATATTGCTGAGTGGGCTGGAAAGGGTAATAGTGGTGGAGGAAATGGAAAGGCAAATGGCTCATCTTCATCTGCCGATGCTCTTGCAAATTCTGGTTCTGGTGGAGGAGGTGGTTGGGGAATGGACTCAAATACTTCTGGCGGTGTTGGTGGAACAGGCGGCAGTGGATATGTTTTATTAGCATGGGTGGAGTAAAAAGATGAGATACGCACATATTGAAAACAACAAAGTAATTAACGTCATCATTGTTAAAGAAGAAGATTTAGGTTTATTCCCCGATTGGGAGTTGGTGAAATCTGAAACTGCAAATATTGGTGACGATTATATTAACGGTGAATTTATCCCACAGCCACAGCCAGAAATCGAACTACCGCCACGCAGAATCTCGCTTGATGAAATCCGCAACGCACTAACGCTTGCCGAAAAAATTAAATGGGACAATAACAAGACGGATGAAATCACAACAGTGAAAGTCGAGTTTGCACAACCACTGCTTGTTGCTGATGCAGAACCTTGGCTTCAACTGCTTGTTGATAGCGGCTCAATTTCTCAAGCATCTATTGATGCCGTTTTAGGATAAGACAATGCCATCTAAATCTAAAGCGCAACACAAACTCATGCAAGCGGTAGCGCATAGTCCAGAGTTTGCAAAGAAAGTGGGAATGCTCCAATCTGTCGGTAAGGATTTTGTAGAAGCCGATAAGAAAGCGCATAAATTTCAATCTAAAAAGAAATAAGGATATTGCCATGCCAGACGAAGCCTGCCGCCTTGCTAAAGTAGAGCAACGAATTGAAAACCTTGAAGAAATATTTGAAGATCGGGGTAAAAAACTCGACGCTATAATTGCAACTCTTGAAGAAATGAAGAGCGAGCAAACGCGCTACAAAGGCTTCATTGGCGGTATTGTCTTCACCATTGGCGCGTTGTTTTCTTTTATCGCTTGGTGGACGAGTAAATAATGGAATTCCTACAGTTTGCAACGGATGTTGGTTTTCCCATTGCCGCTGCGTGTGTGGGAATGTACTTTGTATTTTTGACGATTAAATTTTTGCTTGATAGCGTACTTGAAAAGATTAAAAGCCTTATCGGTATCATCAAGCAACTCGATAGGCGTGTCACTGCTATGTCAGAGGATATTGTAAAAATAGATGTATTGATGACAGAAACGCTTGATATGCCTATTGAGAAAGAAAAAGTAGCGCGTTTCAATAACCCACAAGAAACAAGAGTGGACTAATGGATATTGACGCATTAGCTAAGTATATCAACCAATATGGTTTCCCCATCATTGCATCGAGTAGCATGGGGTATATCGTTTACTTTGTTTGGATATGGGTGACAACGATTGTTAAACCGATTCTAAATGAAACCACTGATGCGCTAATTGAGCTTATCGACCAAATACGCCTGCTCGATAACGACATGATTCGCTTAACACAAAAATTAATTACGGTACTTTCTATGAGATCACGAAAATGAAAACAGGCGAACGCGGTTTAAAATTAATTAAAGAATTTGAAGGGTGTAAACTGACTGCTTATAAATGCCCTGCGGGTGTATGGACGATTGGCATTGGCTCAACACGATATTCGGATGGAAGCGCAGTTAAACAAGGTCAGACTTTAGCAAATGAAGAAGCCGCGTTATTACTATTATCTAAAACATTAACGTCATATGAACACGCAGTAAACGCCATTAAGGTTGATTTAACTCAAAATGAATTTGATGCGCTGGTATCGCTTACATACAATATTGGCGCAGGCAATTTAGCCAGTTCAACGCTTGTTAAAATGCTCAAAGCTGGTGATCCTAAATCTGAAATCGCACAACAGTTTTTGCGATGGGATAAAGCAAATGGAAAACCCCTTGCTGGTCTTACACGACGACGCAATGCTGAAGCAGAATTGTTTTTAAGCAAATAATTAAAAAGCCGCTTACTCAGCGGCTTTCTTCTAATTTCAATTGGTTCTTGGTTAACCACCTATAATACGCTTGTTCTGGTGACTTACCCGTACAAGTTACCGTATCTTCCCACTCGGTATAACATACCCACAATCGCCCTATCTTTTTTAGTCTAGGTTTCATTTACGTTATCTCGACAATCTGCATCACACCATCTACGCCCATGACCAATATAGTCACCACACGTCCAGCATAAACCTGTAGGGTTGCTGGTATCAATAGCCGATGCTTTTGATCTTATAATAGTTATCACCTTGTCGCGCATCATTTCTTCATGTTGCGTTGCAAGGTCGGTATTTCCTTCTTCTGTAGCCATCTTAATTTG